AGAACGAGGAGAACTGATCATGGGCTGGAAGAGCTGGTCTGAGGACAGCGAGCAGACCGTGGAGGAGATCACGGAGACCGTGAATCAGATGCACCAGGCAGAGGCGGACGGCTTCCCCATCCCCGACGCACGCGAGGAGAAGTGACATGGGTGTGTCGACCGATGGCATCCTCGCCTACGGCGTGGACCTTCAGGAGCTGGACTCCAGCGACTTCCCCGACTACCGGGACGCTACCGAGTGCGAGGAGTGCGCAGCCACCGACTGGGAGAAGCGGTGCGGCGAGTGCTTCGAGGGGCTCGATGAGTACGTGAGCGCTGTCCTGAAGAAGGCGGGCATCACGGGCGTCAGCCTGATCATGCACTGTTCGTACGAGTACCCGATGTGGATCCTGGGGACCCACCGTTTCACGGCCTACCGGGGCAGTCCCACGGACGTGCCTGTGGACACCCTGGCGGTACCGGAGGAAGAGCGAGGGGCGATCCGCCTGGCGCTCACGGTCCTGGGGCAGAAGCAGGAGGAGCCGGCCTGGCTCCTGGCTACCATTTGGGGGTAGCCGAACGTCCGCTCACCGGACACCTGAACGAGTGCGGGTGTCCGGTGAGGTGGGTACCTTAGGACATACCCCCCACACCTGGAGACATCATGCCCAAGGTATGCATCGAGTTCGACGAGTCGGGCAACGGCAACGGGAACGGTTCGGGTGTCCGCTCCTACGCGACCACCCTCGGCGACGGTTCCACCACCACGTTCAACGTGGAACACAACCTGGACAGTCGGGACGTGTTCCTCATGCTCCGCAACCTCACCAACGGTGAGGTGAACCGGTTCCCGGTCACGGTCCGTTCGCTCGACGCCGACACGTCCGTCCTCACGTTCACCACGGCCCCGGCCGCTGGCGCCGTCCGGCTCACCGCTCTGGCGGCTCCGGTCAGCGTCTGACCTGAAGCGGTACCTACAGGACCCCTGCTACGGCAGGGGTCCTTCCGTATTCTGGGACCAGGACGAACGGAAGGACGAACCATGGCCGCTCCCATGCACGGCAGGACCCTGGCGGACGCGCTCCGGGCCGAGGGGGTGAAGGTCGTCGAGTACCCGGGCTGGCTTGTCCACAACCGGAACCACAAGGGTGCGTGGGGTGAGGTCCACGGCGTGATGATCCACCACACCGTGACGGGTAAGAACGTCGACGCGGTCGAGATCTGCCACGACGGGTTCGTCTCCCTGCCCGGACCGCTGTGCCACGGCGTGATCGAGCGGGACGGAACGGCTCACCTCATCTCCAGCGGCCGGGCGAACCACGCCGGCGGTGGGGATCCCGACGTCCTTCAGGAGGTGCGGTCCGAGTCCTACGGCGTGCGCCCGTCGGCGCCGCAGTACCACGACGGATCCCTGGGGGCCCACGACGGCAACCGGGCGTTCTACGGGTTCGAGTGCGCGAACCTGGGTGACGGCGTGGACCCGTGGCCCGCTGTGCAGGTGGAAGCCATGGTCAGGGCGTCCGCCGCCATCTGCCGGGTGCACGACTGGGGAGCGAAGTCGGTTATCGGGCACTCGGAGTGGTCCGACTGGAAGTCGGATCCCAAGGGTGCGGGGGTTGCCATGCCCGACCTGCGCCGTAGGATCGCCGAACGGTTGAACCATGAACCGTCCTGGAACCGGCCCGGAACGACTCCGGCCCCCACACCGGCTCCTGTCCCCAGGCCGACTCCCGAAGGTGACACCATGGAACCGATCGACTTCTGGAACTACCGCAACGTCAAGGCCGACCAGGCGTCCCAGGACGCGGGACGCGGACGCATCCCCGACGCGTACGGCTACCTCGTACTCACCCATCAGCTCCTCGTGAAGCTGGCCGCCGAAGTGGCTGAGCTGCGCAGCGCCGTCAACGCGCTCGCCCGCTCCCAGGGCGGGGACACGGGCCGGTGACCACCCCGCAAGCCGGCATCGTCATCACGCTGACGGAGATCTACGCCGAGGTACGGGACATGGCCAAGACGGTAGGCCGTGTCGACACCACGCTGACCGAGTTCCGCTCAGAGGTCACCGCTCAGCTCCAGGACCACGAGACCCGCATACGGGCCGATGAGGCCAACCGCTGGCCACGCGCGACACTGGGGCTGTACGCCACGATCGCCGCCGGTATCGGCGCCGTGGCCGCTCTGTTCGTCATCCGTTGAAGGAGGAGCCATGGCATACGGACGGAAGGGGCGTCCAGAGCCCTACCCCTGGCTTCGCCGGGACATCGAGACCGACCCCGCATGGGAGGCTTTCCAGACCTACCTGCGCCTTGGCAAGGACCGGTCCATCGCCAAGGCTGCGGCCAAGGTGGGCAAGACCCCACAATGCCTGGAAGTCTGGTCCGTCCGTCACCAGTGGGTGGAGCGGGTCACCGCCCACGACAACTACGTGATGCTGGCGGACACAGAAGATCTCGCCTTTCAGATGACGGAGTCCCGGGACGAGAACCTGGAGCTGGTCCGCAAGCTCCGGGGGCACCTCTCCGCCAGGCTCGACGAGTTCATCGAGAAGAACCAGGATCCGACGATCCGCTGGAACCAGGCTCTGACGGCCATGGCCAAGCTGGAGGCGAACGCCTTCCTGATCAAGGACGACGTCAAGACGTCCGAACGCATCGAGCGCATCGAAGAGCTGGTCGAGCGGGCACTCAGTCTGGACACGGGGGTGGAGTAGTTGGGTCTGTCCAGGGCGGAGCTGAAGCGGCTGGGCCCCAGTGAGCTGGAGCGGCTGGAGTCCCTGCTTGAGCAGGTCGTAACGGAACGGGAAGCGGGCCGCGTCCCGTGGCTCTGTGACGTCCCCGACTGTGACGGCAAGCCCCACCCTGGACGGCCCGGCCGGCACGCACGCGCGTCCCAGCACCCACCCCCGGGGTCCTGGGACACGTGGATGGCCCTTGCGGGCCGTGGGTGGGGCAAGACCCGTACGGGCGCCGAGTGGTCCATCGACAAGGCGCGCACCCAGGAACGCGGTGCGCTCATCGGGCCCACCGCCGCCGACGTCCGGGACATCCTCGTAGAGGGTGAGTCGGGCATCCTGGCGTGCGCGCCAGCCGTGTTCCGCCCCGAGTACCAGCCGTCCAAGCGCCGTCTCGTCTACCCCAACGGATCGATTCAGACGCTGTACTCCGCCGACGAACCTGACCGCCTGCGTGGGCCCCAGCACCACTACGGCTGGTTCGATGAGCTGGCCGCCTGGCGGTACATGCAGGCGGCGTGGGACATGGCGCAGCTCGGTATGCGACTGGGCGACCACCCCCAGATCTGCATCACGACCACGCCCCGTCCGCTCACCTTGATCAAGGAGCTGCTGAAGGATCCCGAGTGCGTCACCGTGCGGGGTTCGACGTACGACAACCTGCACAACCTCGCCAAGACATTCCGGCGGTCCGTGGTGGCCAAGTACGAGGGCACCACCCTGGGGCGCCAGGAGCTGAACGCCGAGGTCCTGGAAGACCTGCCGGGCGCACTGGTCAAGCGGGTCCACATCGACACGCACCGGGTGAACCCTGACCAGGTCCCGGAGCTTGTCTCCGTCGTCGTCGGGCTCGACCCCGCCGGCACGTCCAAGGGTGACGAGACAGGTCTGGTTGTCACCGGGTGGGGCGTCGACAAGCATCACTACGTTCTGGCGGACGCCTCACGCCGCCGGAGCCCCGACGAGACCGCACGTGCCGCCTACGCCCTGCGTGAGCAGTACGGGGCGGCACGCGTCGTGGTGGAAGACAACGGCGGTAAGGACTGGATCGAAAACGTCCTTCAGCGGGTGTGGCGAGACCTGCACGGAGACGATGAGGGGCCCGCTCCCATCCAGCGGGTCAACGCCTCCCAGGGCAAGAGGCTGAGGGCGCAGCCCGTGGCCATGCTGTACGAGCAGGGGCGGGTGCACCACGTCGGCGTACTGCCGGAGCTGGAAGACCAGTTGACCACGTGGATCCCGGAGGAGACGACCGTGTCCCCCGACCGCGTTGACGCGCTCGTGCACGCCGTCACACACCACATGCTGCGCGACCGGGCACAGTCGGCTCTCATCAGCCCGCACAAGGCCGTACGCAAGGGACCCGGGATCCATCCGGCCATCGCCGCACGGCGTGCCGCAGCGGAGAGGAAGGCGTCATGATAGGCGTACCTATGGACGTGATCACTCTGGCTCTAGCGGCACTGGCCACCGCACGGCTGACGCGTCTCGTGACACGGGATGTGATCTTCACGGTGCCCCGGGACCGCCTCATCGTCGCCCTGCCCCCACGGCTCGACCCCGTCGCCTACCTGCTCACGTGCGACTGGTGCGCCTCGGTATACGTCGGCGCTGGCGTGGGAGCGGCGTGGTGGGCCTGGGGTGACACCCGCTGGTTCATGGCCGCAGCGGCAGCGCTGGCGTTCAGCCACATCACAGGGTGGCTTGCCACCAGGGAAGAGAGGTAGAGCGGTGGCGATCTTCCGCAGCAAGCGGCCGGAGCAGCCTGCCCCGCAGCGCGCCGTTACGGCCGCTGCCATGCCGATGAGCGGTCCCGGGGTGGTCAAGGCCAACCGGATGCGGCGTACCCAGTCCAACTCCGACTGGCAGCGTGAGGGCTGGTACTTCTTCGACGTCGTCGGCGAGTTCCGGGGTCCGCTGGTCTGGATCGCCAACGCGATCAGCCAGGCCGACATCCACGCCACCGAGCTTGACCGGGAGACGGGGAAGCCCACAGGCCCCTCCGACAACTCCATGGCCGTACGGGCAGCCTCCCAGGTTCTGGGCGGTGCCGCCCGGCGCGCCGGCCTGCTGCGCATCCTCGCCCTGTGCTGGCAGGTACCCGGTGAGGCCTGGGTCATCGTCAACCCCCAGCCCGACCTGAGGGGCGTGCCGCAGCCTGACGAGTGGATCGTCCTGCCTCCGTCCAAGGTCAAGGCGAAGGGTGTGGGAGCCGAGGCGCGCTGGGAGTACACCGACCCCAAGACGGGCGTCGACGTCACGCTGGACACCCAGGCACGGCTGTTCCGTATCTGGTGCCCCCACCCGGCGGAGCCGCTCCAGGCCGACTCGGCGGCACGCCCGGCGCTCCCCATCTGCCGGGAGATCGAGAAGACCTCTCAGAACATCGCAGCCCGGCTCGACTCCCGCCTCTCCACAGCGGGTCTCCTGGCGCTCGCCAACGAGCTGGACTTCCCCAAAGGCGACCACGACACCACGGCCCTGGCGTTCATGGACGAGCTGTTGTCCGTGGCCGAGGTGGGGATCCAGCAGCCCGGCACGCCGTCCGCCGTGGTGCCGATGGCGTTCAACGCCCCCGGTGAACTCATCGCTTCCGGCGGTGCGGCGGCGTACATCGACACCGCCTCCGAGTTCGTCACGTCCGTGGTGGAGCTGCGCCAGGACGCCCTGCGCCGCCTGGCGATGACGCTCGACATGCCCCGGGACGTGGCTGCGGGCACGCAGGGCGAGTCCAACCACTGGTCCGCCTGGCAGGTGGAGGAGTCCACCTACAAGATCTACATCGAACCGCTCCTGAAGGAGTTGGGCGACGCCATCACGGAACAGTGGTTCCGGCCGGCGCTCATCACCATGGGCATGAGCCCGGAAGACGCTCTGGGCTACGAGATCGGGTGGGACACCACCGCCATTGTGGCGCGCCCCGACGACACGGAGAACCTCCGGGACCTGCACGACCGCCTGCTGATCTCCAACGAGTACATGCTCGCCGAGAACGGTGTGCCGGAGGATGCGGCGCCGGATGAGGCGGAGTACACCCAACGGCTCCTGGAGCGCATCGTGGTCGGTGCGCCGACGCTCCTCTCGGATCCCAACGTGGCACGCGCTCTGGGTCTCGACATCGTCGTGGCCCCGGCGGCCACAGGCGTCAGCGGGGAGATCGAGGGCGGGGAGCTGGAGCCCGTCACCCCGGCCCCCTCAGAGCCCCGGGCGCTTCCCGGTACCGGGGACACGGAGCCGGAGCCCCAGGACGTCCCGGAGGGGCTTGTGGCGGCGGCTGAGCTGCTCGTGTACGACGCTCTGAGCCGTGCGGGCGGGCGGCTGCTCACCCGGGAGAACCGGGGCCAGTTCACCTCCACCCCCAAGCACGAGCTGCACACGGTCATCGCAGGGGCGGGACGTACGGAAGCTCTGCTCACCGACTCCTTCCAGTTCTCCGACGCGGTAGCCGACGCGTTCGGGTGGGGCCGGGACGAGCTGAAGGAAGCCCTGTACGGCTACGCGGCGGGGCGCATCGTGGCGCAACGTCCGCACAGCCGGGACCACCTGAAGCGGTTCCTGCGGTGACCACGCCACCCCTTGACGACGAGGGGCTCCCCAGGCGCCTGCGGGCGCAGGCGTTCATCCGGGAGGGGGAGGAGCGGGTGGCGCGCACCTGGTTCCGGTCCCTGACCCGGTGGCTCGACCGGGTGCGCTCCTCCGTCGTACGGGACGGAGGCGTGGAGCCGTCCCGGGTGAGCGACCACACGGAGTACTGGACGGACCAGGTCAACGTGGAGGTTATGCCCGTTATCGGTGGGATTCTCGGTGACGCATGGCGACGTGTTAACGGGACAAGTGACCCGTCTGGGGATCCTTGGGTAGCCAATTACCTGAACGAGTCCGGCAACCGGCTGGTCCGTCTGCCGGATGAGGTGTACGCCTTGGTCGTCGCCGAGATCGAGCGGGGCATCCGTGACCAGGAGTCGATCCCCGACATTGCACAGCGGGTCAATGTGGTCCTCACCGCCACCGGCAGCGAGCGCTGGCCCCACCGGGCGGTGACCGTGGCGCGCACCGAGACGATCGGAGCCGTCAACGCGGGGGTGTTCCGGGCGGCGGAGCTGGAGGCCGAACAGCGGGGCGACCCGGCCCCGTTCAAGCAGTGGATCGCCACCGAGGACAGCCGGACCCGCCCCACCCACACGGTGGCCGACCAGCAACGCACACTCCTGCGGGAGCCGTTCCGGGTGGGCGGGGCGCAGCTTCTGTTCCCGGGAGACCCCCGGGGCCCTGCGGCCGAGGTGATCAACTGTCGTTGCACCATGCTGCCGGTGGTCCTCGGTGAGACGATCGACTGGACAGAGAGGCAGAGACCGTGACACGCACATGGACGGCCGTGCTCGCACGGCTGGGAGTCCCCACGGGGGACGGACGCATCATCGACCCGGCGGGAGGCTCCAGCCGTACCCTGCCGCTCCCGTTGAGCTGGCAGCAGCTCTCCGACGACGGCCACGGCGGAAGCCAGGTGGTGGCCCGCATCGAGACCCTGCGCATCGCAGACGGCATGGTGACGGCCACGGGGTCGATGCTGGAGTCAGCGCCCTGGGAGGTCATCGAGCAACTGGAGGCCGGCGTCATCGGCCCCAGCGTCGACCTGGACGACATCGAGTACGTCATGGACGCCGAGGAGCGCATCGTCGTCACGCGGTGGCGGGTGGCTGGCGCCACGCTCGTGGCCATCCCCGCTTTCGCCGACGTGTCGCTGACGCTCGACCCGGTTCCGGCGGAGCCGATGGGCGTGGGCGGGGCCGTGGAGGCGGAGCCGGTCGGGGTGGCGGGGGACTATGGGTTCCTCATGGCTTCGGCGCGCTCCGAAGCTTCCCCGCTCCCGCCGCTGGAGTGGTTCTCCCAGCCGGACCTGGATCAGCTCACCCCCCTGACGATCAGCGACACGGGCCGGGTGTTCGGGCACATCGGGGGTAGGGACACCTGCCACGTGGGCCTGCCCGGGTGCGTCACGCCTCCGATGGGGCACAGCGACTACAGCCACTTCCACGTGTCGGCGCAGGAGGTGCAGGGCGGGGGTGTGCTGCCCGTGGGCACGCTCGTGGCGGGTCCTCGCCATGCCGACCCGCAGCTTGCCTTCCGGGCCGCCCAGGACCACTACGACGACGTGGACGCACGCGTGGCCAAGGTCGTGGCGGGAGAGGACGAGTTCGGCATCTGGGTGGCGGGCTGGATCCTCCCAGACGCCAAGCCGGAGGCGGTGGAGGTGTTCAAGTCCTCGCCCGTCTCGGGTGACTGGCGGTGGATCGGAGGCCAGCTTGAGCTGATCGCCGTGTGCTCCGTGAACACCCCAGGCTTCCCGGTGCCACGGGCGCGCGTGGCGTTCGCCCACGGAGCGCAACGGACGCTGATCGCGTCGTTCGGCATCACGCCCGTGGAGGGGTCATGGAAGGACGCCACACGGCCGTACGCCTCCGTCACACGTACTGGGGGCCTTGAGACGGCTCGTGCCAGGTGGGCATGGGCGCAGGCGACAACGGAAGGACGAGCGGGACCATCGACTACGAAGGCCTGCGAGGACGGTTCTCGGCCTACCAGCCGGACGAGGACGCGGAGTCGTGCCACGAAGCGGTACGGGACGCGGGGTACGCCATGACGGTCAAGGTGCTCCAGGTGGCGCCGGATAGTCGTGAACGGTCCCTGGCACTCACGAAGATCGAAGAAGCGGTGTTCTGGGCGAACGCCGCCATCGCACGAGAGGAGAGCTGACATGGCCTGCTGTGGAGCGGCCAAGCCGAAGCAGGACTATCTGATCACCTACAAGGACGGGTCCACCGAGCAGCTCCCGGCCACGTCGGGGGTCATGGAGGTTCGCCGCAGGATCATCGCCAAGGGCGGCGGGACCTTCCGGATGGTGGCGCCGAAGAAGTAGTAGTGGCCAAGGGTGACGGGCCCCGGGTGTGCACTCTGCGTGCCGCTTCGGGGCCCGAGGTGTGTCCGGGGAGGAGCGGAGGTTTGCATTCTGGTTGCGATCGCTAATCGTTAGACAGCCTAAGAGGAGGAACCGTCACAAATCGACTTCTGCCCAAAACGCCCTGACCTGCGGAAACGCAAAGTGTGCAGTCACTGTGCCGGATGTGCCGGGAAGCTCCGATCATCAGAGTGTTAGAGCCTTACGTGAGAGATGATCCGGAGGTCCCGGCACATCCGGCACAACCCGGCACACGCCTATTCCGTACAGCTTTCAACCACTACCTAGCGTGACAATCCGCGAGGGCGTAGTCTTGGGGTCAGCTTGGGTGCTGGCTGTGGGCCGATCCGTGCGACGTGAACTGTCCGTCTGCCGATCGAGAGGAGCCCCGCCATGGCAGACCCGACCACCCCCGAGACCCCCGCTGCGGAGCCGCAGGCGTTCAACGCCGCCACGGCCACCGACGCGGAGCTGCGCGCCGAGTTCAACCGCGTGGCGACCCGGGGTCAGGAACTCTCCGCCTCCGAGGAGCCCGGAGCCGCTGCGGAGCTGCTCGAACTCTCCGCTGCGCTCCCCACCCTCCAGGCGGAGCTGGCGAGCCGTGAGAGCGCCGCTCAGGCGGTGCAGGCGGCCAAGGACGTGTTCTCCTCCGTGACCCCGCTCGCGGAGCCGGCCCCCGTGGCCCCGGCGGAGCCTGTGGTTGCCCCGCAGGCGGAGCCGGTCGCCCCGGCGGCCCCTGTTCCCAGCGTGTCCCAGATGGCCGCACAGGCCCGTCCGGAGCCCACCAAGGCGGAGCCGAAGGGCGACCGAATCACGGTGCAGCTCTCCGCCGACGCCGCTGGCGTCCTCGGTCACCAGGCGGGCACGCCCACCACGGTCCGCCAGATCGGTGAGGCGTCCGCCCGGCTCTTCGGCCAGTTCGGCACGTCCCGGGTCGGCGGCGGCATCAAGGCGGAGCGGGCCCTCGCCACCTTCTCCCGTGACCGTGGCGCCGAGCTGACCCTGACCGGCGATCGGGAGCACGACGCTGGCGTCCTCAGCCACGCCCGCTCGCAGGAGCGGCTCACGGGCGGCTCCCTGATGAAGTCCTGGCAGGACTCCGTCAAGCGAGGCGGGGACAGCATGGGTGCCCTCACCGCCGCCGCCGGCTGGTGCGCCCCGTCGGAGAACCGCTACGAGCTGTGCTCCCTCTGGGAGTCGGACGGCCTTCTCGACCTGCCCACGACCACGGCCCCGCGTGGCGGCATCAACTACACCAACGACTGGTCCTGGGCGCAGATCATGGACGCGTCCCTGACGTCGTTCACGCGCCTCACTGAGGCCCAGGTCATCGCGGACACCCCGAAGAACTGCACCGAGCTTCCGTGCCCCACCTTCACGGACCGCCGTCTCGACGTGGCCGTGACCTGCATCACCGGCTCCTTCCTCCAGGACGTGGGCTACCGGGAGAACGTCGCCGCCCTCATCGACGGCCTCACCCTGAAGCACGAGCGGGAGGTGAACGAGGACGTCATCAACCAGATCCTGACCCAGGCCGGTGCCGCCATCGTCATCCCCGCCCAGGGCGCGGGTGGTGTGGGCGAGACCGCCGACACCTCGGCCGTCTCCTCCATCCTGGCCGCCGTCGACATCGCCGCCATCGACATGCGCTACCGCGAGCAGATGAGCGAGAACCGGGTGCTGGAGGTGATCCTCCCGCAGTGGGTGCTGGCGCAGTGGCGCGCCGACATCGGCCGCCGCAACGCGTGGCACGCCGACCCCTTCGCCCTGGCGAACGCCACGATCATGAACTGGTTCTCCGTCCGCAACGTCCGCCCGCAGTTCATCCGTGGCTGGCAGGACGCCCAGTCCAACCTGCCTGCGGGCCCCGGCGACATCACGGCCCCCATCGTCCCGATCACCGGCCTGCCGACCACCGTGCAGTTCCTGATCTACCCGGCGGGCGCCATCGTCCTGGCACGTCAGGACGTCATCACGCTG